AATATTATACGAGGGCCGCTTTACCCGGGTAAGGCCCAATAAGTAGTAAGGCCCATATAGTACTTCTATATATTGTCTCCTGTCTCCAATATAGGGGGATAGAAGGATTGTCTCCAATTGCTTCTCTCTCTAGAATTCACTTTCTCTCTCTAGACAACTCTCACACCTGCTCTGATTTAATTGAAATTAAATCTCATAAATAGTATAAGTAAACGATTTGTCTAAATGTTAGGCTATAAAATGCAACATTGTTAGGTATAGCTATTTTGTCAAATAATTAAATTGCTTAATTATTTGATTTATTGTTAATGGGTTTGTTAACAAACCCATCTTGTTTTTCCCACTTGTTTAGTGTTGGATAAAATGGATGAACACTGCCGCTGCGCGGCCTAATTATTGTTAATTGATTCTGATTAGTTTTGTTTAGTTGTAAGTTCTTCGACTTGTTTCCTGTTTTGTCGATTAACGTGTATGTTAATCGATGTTACCGTTCATATAAATTGGTTCAGTTGTGTTGTTAGTGTTAACGAGTATGTTAACAATCCAGCTTTCAGAATTAACTCCTATTCACACTTTAATTTAATTGGAAATTGCAGTCAAGGTCAATTTAGGGTTTCCAGCTTTACCCATTTTAAATCACTACTCTGTCTGTTAGTGGATGACAGCTGTCATCCACATAGTACATGCATGACGTGGCTGAATAGCAGCCACGCTTCAATCCTTAGTTATTAAGTTTTCAAATTTCAAATTTGGCGGTTTCAGACTGTGGCAGCTTTTCTGACACCCACTACAACAACTTTTCTGACACCACGTACAACAGCTTTTCTGACACCCACTATAAAAGCAGTGCATTCCAGCTAAGAATGCACTGTGAAAAATGGAAACTAACCACAACACTCTTGCATATTCCACGTCGGACAGGACAGAGTTTCAACTGTCCAATGAAAAAACAGAGGTGACATTGTTGTTCCCTTCCACTCTTGATCAAAAATTGTCCAAACTCATGGGCAAATGTTTGAGAATTGACCATGTCATTCTTGAATACAGGAATCAGGTTCCTGTAAATGCAACTGGACACGTCATAATAGAGATGCACGACACAAGACTGCACGAAGGAGACTCGAAACAGGCGGAGTTCACAATTCCAATTGGGTGCAACTGCAATATACACTACTACTCCTCTTCGTATTTTTCCCCGAAAGACCCTAATCCTTGGAAGGTTCTATACAGGGTTGACGACACGAATGTCGTCAACGGGGTACATTTCTGTAGGATGCAAGGCAAGCTGAAGATGTCTTCAGCTAAACAGTCCACAGAAATCCAGTTCAAATCCCCCAAGATTGAAATATTGTCCAAGGCGTTTAACATGACCAACATTGATTTCTGGACGGTGCCCCATTCTCAGGTTTCCAGGAAACCTGTCCAAGGACTGACCAACATGAGGTCGCAGTCATGTCGATACACAACTCCTGCAATTCTTCCTGGGCAGACATGGGCTTCTGCAAGTGCAATTGGGAATGAAGATCAAGACGATCTTCCATACAGAGGACTGCACCGGCTGCAAGACCAGACACTAGACCCGGGACCATCTGCCTCAGACGTTGTTGTGAATAACAACAAGATTAACGACGATGTAATTAACATTATCAAAAAAACTGTAGAGTTGTGTATGGAAGGCAGTAATGTAACTTCGAATGCAAAACCGATCAAATAAAATATAATTTTATTTATCCAATATAGTCAAGGTCGTACTTTACATGAATGTCGGAAGTTACATTGGAATCACACAACCAGACATAATAAACAAGAAGTGCGTTCTTTGACACGTTGCTGTAGAGACCACTAGGTTCTACATCAGTTGTGTCCTTGAATGATACCCAGAGAGGGTATCTATTGAACCTAACAGAATAAACAAACCTAAATACATGAACCGGCAAAGCGGTATTTACAACGCACTTCTTCTGCTGGACTAACACAAACCTATTCCTATGTGCATCTCTAACTCTTAGAGTAGAACATGCTCCCTTCTCATGTCCGAATATCTCCGCAAATGGAATGAGGGGATCCACAGAGGAGAACTCGCAAGGCTTCTTGTCTCGGACAACCACCGTACTGAATATGCCGTGGATACCGCTTGTCTTCGAACCGTCAACCCGCTCCTGCTGACGGGCAACTACTGACCCAGAGACATTGAACCCTAACACTCGAACAAATGAATCTATCCTGCTACTAAAATCAGAACGGCACATGGCAGGATAGCTAATATAAGACACCTTAGAAGTGTTGTTACAAAGAAGATAGTCTGTACCGTCATGTACCTCCTCTATAGAATTTCTTCTTTTACGCCCTTTGTCTTGGTGGTCGGAAAACAAGTTCCGACGAACAGAATTGCTGACATGTCTACGAGGTACAGACGACCCACCAAAAGGCATACCGTATACACGGGTGCCAACTCTACGACCAAAATACCGTGAATATGGGTTGTTCCACCGGAATATGGAACCAGAACCCCCTCTCCGGTCTCTGTTTGAACCCATGGGAGTTCTAATGGGAATTCTCATTTTGTCTAACAAAATGCTGAATAATGGATTGAATATACTTATAGCTGTCAAAGGAATGTACGTGAACCCTTGGATGAGTGACAGCTGTCCGTTTGTGTGTGACTACGATGAGGACACGTAGTAATGCACGTGGGGGGACCACAAAAAAAAAACGCGGCCCTCGGT